CTTTTTTTCTAACTCAATTAACTTTAAATTTAAAATCCTGTTTTCATTCGATAACTCACTATTCCTTTTTTCTGTCATCACATAATGTGATACACTCGTTTTACTAACAGTTTCTAAATTCTGGCAATAACTCATAATCCTCCAAACACAAAACAATAAATCATTAAATTGCTTAAATCTTTGATCATCTGGTTTCAATTTTCCAATCCATTCTGAAATTGAATTATTTAATATCAATAAATCTTCTGAATTTTTATCATAAGCCATTTGTTGTGAAATATCAGCAAATTCAAAACTATCATTTCTTTTTTTAATAAAGTTGTAAAGTATTTCAGATTGCTTATTTTCAATTTGCTTTTGAAACTCCCTTTTTTCGTGTAAATCTTTCATAGTCTGTAAATTTTAAAAGGGAACTTCATCATCTTCATCATCACTTATTTGAAGTCCAATTGGTTTAATGTATTCTTTAGCAGCATATCTTTTTTCTCCATCAATTTCAACATAATATTTTCTAATTGATTTGTTGAAAAAGAATTTTGTCGCTCCTAATTCAGCTACACTTGATGGCTTTGCTTTATTAACTATTATACTGACCTCGTTATAAGTTCCATCTTCTCTATGTACAGTTATCATACATTTACCAGAATCAAACCAAGTCGTACCACCTTTCAAATCATAAGGAGTTGCTGGAAGCCTTTTACCGTTTTTGTCTTTTTCAGTTTTTAATGGATGTATAACGATATGAAAATGAATTTTATTAACATCTGCTAAATCATTTCGATAACCCAAAACATCCTCCAAATACAAATCATCCCTTGCAATTGCTTCTCCATTCCTACCTACATATCGCTTCATATCTTTCCAACTGTCAATAGTAGCTGTTTGAATACCACCATCTAAACTTTTGTTTAATTCAACTGCATAATCCCAAAATTGGTATGGAGTTATTTTTTTCTTCTTATCCTCTTTGTATAGTATTTTGAAATAATGCAAAACCCAAAGAAGCTCTTTTTCAATTTCAAATTCAGAAATTACATTCTTATACCTTTTATCAAATGTTTTACCAGTTTTTTTATGAATTAAAATAGATATTATTTCTTCTCTACTTCCAACATCTGGAACATAAATTAAATGCTTCCAACCGTAAAATAAAGAAGTATTTAACAATAATTCTAAAAGAAACTCACTTTTACCAGAACCACCAGAACCCGTCCAATCTGTAACACCTGGTAAACTCATTGTGTATTTTTGATGAAATGTTGGAAATCCTAAATAATCACCTCTCAAAGCTCCTTTTTTATAAAAATCATTAAGACTATCCCTAACGTCATTATGCTCTAATATTTTAAATCCATCTATCATAGTTTAGTGATTTGTAAATCCATTGTTTTCTTTTTTTTCTACAAAATCTTTTAATAGCTTTAATTCGTTATTTTCTAATGCACTTCTCATCCAATCCCTCAAAGTCAATAACCAACCTCTATTAGTTCTTTTTTTATTTGGATTGTTTTCGCTCCACATTTCGGCTTTAGAAATATAATGTTTCAAATCAACACCTTTATAATTTTTTACAAATTCTTTATCTTGTTTTAAGTGTTCCCTTAATGTATCATAATTAATCCAATCAGATGCTGAAAACAAAATTGCCCTATCACTTTCTTTTTTTTGTTTTTTAGGTGGTTTAATTATTTCTGTATCTAAACTATTTAAATTATTAGAAAAAAGAATTTGCTTCTTATCTTCTATATTATTATTAATTATACTATTAGTACCAAATTTTGCACCACCTAAATCATCAAATTTTGCACCACCCCCTACCAAATTTTGCACCACCATATCATTTTGCAAATACTTACAAAATGTAATATTATTTATAACTACATTTTCTTTAATAATGTATTCTTTTTCAATTAGTGAGTGAAGTGCATTTATTACAGTATTTTTACTTGTTCCAGAAGCATCTGCAAGGTATTTTAAAGAACCGTCAAACTTACCTTGATTATCTTTACTAAAGCCATAAATTATAGCAAAAATTAATAATTCATTGGATTTTAATTTTAAACAATTAATCATCCAACCTTGTACTACAAAAAAACTGTTATTTTTCATTTTTCTTAATTTGAGATTGAACAAATAATAAAGTACCAATTAAATCAAAATATTCATTTTCATTTAAAATAATTCCGTAACCATCAATAAGTGTGTTTTCATGGTCAAATTTCATAATTGAAATTGTAACCGACTTTTCTTGAGTAATTGATTTAGAAACTTGAATTTCTACGTTTCCAAATTCTGTGTTCTTTGAAATTGAGTGTATCATAATATATTTAGTATAAAAAACAAACCCCTAAAAAATTGGTGTCCACTCCAATTAATTAAGGGTTGTTTTGGTTATTAGTTAACCAATATCTTAACGTAGGTGGACAAACTACTCTGCAAATGTAAAAAATTATTCCAGATATTCAATTGCGTTTTGAATTTCTTTAGCTTTTTGTTGAAAATCAACACTTTTACTAACATTCTCATTCTTTGAATTTGTCAAATGTTCTGCAAATCTTCTACGTACTTCATTCAATATTTGAACATGCTCCAATTCAGTAAAACTACTTTCAATATCAGATGTCAATTCAGCTAAAACACTTGAAACACGTTTAGCCATTTTTTCCTCTTGTGTTTTCTTTTTCCAAAACATAATTAATTTTCTTTATCTTTAAACATATCCAAAGTTTTTTCCTTTTTTGCGTTTTCCTGTTGTCGTTTAGAATACTCTAAACTTATCCACACGCTGCATGGCTTGCCGTGTCCTTGCTTCTTTTTGTATTTAGCATAACCATTATGCTTAATCTTTTTTTCTTTGCTTAAATGCCTTAAAACAGCTCCTAATACTCTAGGCTCTTTTGGAACTCCTAAAACCAAATACATATCAGCACTTAAATCCTCACTCGTAAAAGGATAAAACCTCATTGAAACCCATGTAACAGCATAATCAATTGCCAATTCATAATACTCTTGATTATTTTCTTTTACTGTTTGTATTGCTTCTTCTTCTGTTTGTAGTTGTTTCATAAGATTAAATTTAAGATTAATATTCCAGTAATTGCACCAAAACCAGCACCCAAAGCATAAGTTAATTTTTGATTTAAAGTTGATACGCTAATTTTAGAAACATTAAAACACCAAAGTAAACTAATAGTAAAACTAACCATAAAAACTCCAATTAAATAACCCTTTGAGATTAGTAGCGTATTAATAGCTACTAATCCAACTTGAGTAAATGATGTTAAAAATATTTTCATTAGAATAAAGTTAAAATTGAGTTTTTTTCTAATTCAAAAGATTTGTGATTATGTACGTTTAAATTAAAATAAGATTTTTTTAACTCAATGTTTATTGATTTTCTATTCATTTTTAAAGCTTGACATCCTTCACTTCCTACCCCTCCGAAAGGACTAAAACAAACATCAAATTCATTTGTCCATAACAAATAACAGTTTCTTATTACACTTAATTGAGTAGGTGTCATATGCTTTTCGTCATTGTTGCTTTTTGCATGTCTAAAGTTTGAAATAACGTCACTTTCATTTATATCAAACCATACTGGTTCAGCTAATTTACACCAAGTATCAAAATCAATATTGTTTTTAATTTTATGTTCATTTAAACCTGGTTTTCTGAAAGTAATAACATAATCTGCAAGTCCTGGACGATTTATTGAGCTATCCCGTTTTGTTTGACCATGCATTAATTGAATGTTTTTAGTTCTAACCGCTGCTAATTGTGGATTTTTTCTTATCATAACTTCTGCATGAAAAATAAATCCAAATTCTTGAAACAACCTAATTAATTCACCCCTAAAATCAATAATTGATAAATAACCATCTTTACCAATAGAAGTAGTCCCTTGCATTATATGCATAGATAGCAAACGACCAGTTTTCAATACCCTAAACAACTCTGGAACTAAAAATTTAAAATGATTATAAAACTCATCGTCACTCGTAACATTGCTTAAGTCTCTTGGGTCGTCTGAATAAGTATATAAATCTTTAAAAGGAGGACTAAAAAAAGAGTAATCTACACTTTCAGTTTTAATTCTTTTTGTTTCTTCAATAGCATCGCCACAGATAATCCAAAAATTATCACCCTTAAATTCTTTTTCTTTTATTTCTTCAATTTCAATATTTTCCTTATAGTCTTTGTCTGCTGAATATTTTGCCATTTGTTTAATTTTTTCAAAGTGTTTTTGTTGTTTTTTTAAAATAGTTTGTCTTACGTTTGTTTGACTTTCTGGAATCAAAATATGTACAACTACTTTTTCTTTTTGTCCGAATCTATAACAACGCCTTACTGCTTGATAAAATGCTTCAAACTTAAAATCATAACTCATAAAAACCATTTGATGGCATTGTTGATAATTCATACCAAAAGATGCAATTGATGTTTTAGTAATTAATGTTTTAAATTCATTTTTAGCAAATCCGTTTAAGTGCTTGGCTTTATATTCTGGACTATCAGACCCTTGAACGTTCACAGAATTATCAAGTAATTTAGAAAGCGTATCGGTTTCTAAATTTTTCAAACCCCAAACAATCCATTGATTATCATTCGAGTTAACTAATTGAATTGTTTTCTCAATTCTTTTATCAAAAGAACGATTTAAATCTTTGTGCAAATCGGTTGCAGAAACAGCAACATCACCAAATAAAGAATTTGTATTGTTTTCTACTGGAATAATATGTTCAATGTATTCTAATTCTGGCAAATAATATCCATCAGAATCAAACCCTAAAGTTGCAGGATTATCAATAGCCATAGACCATGTACAAACATATTTCCAAAAATCATCTTGTGCATGTTTTCTTAATCGCCATTTGTCATTGCTTTTAATTTTTTGGTCTTGAACAAAAAACATTGATTTCATATTTTCATATGTATCATAGCCTAAAAACTCAACGTGCTGCCCTAATTCCATATGGTCGTTAGGTGATGGAGTTGCCGTACATGCTAACTTGTAAGGAGTTCTTTTAAAAGTTTCAATTATTAAACTTGATATTTTACCATCACGCCCCTTTAAAATACTACTCTCATCTAAAACAACACCAGAATAAACACTACAATCTGTATTTTTTAATTGGTCATAATTAGTAATGTCAAAAACATCAACTTCAATACCAAACTTAATAGCCTCCTCTTTTGTTTGTTCTACAATTGCCAAAGGTGCAAGTATTAAAACTTTCTTTTTTGTTTTTAAACTTACTTGTTTTGCCCATTCTAATTGACAAAAAGTTTTACCCAAACCACAATCAAAGAAAAAAGCAAATTTTCCTTTTTTTAATGCAGTTTTAACACCATATTTTTGAAAGTCTTTTAGTAGTGGATTCAATTTGTTTTCTTTAATATCAAATCCACTTTCTACAAATGACTTCTTTTTTGTTTCCAAAAACTCTAAATATTCTTTATTCATTACTCAATAATTTTTCAGCCATTAGTACTCTTTGATTTAAAAATATAACATCTTCTGCAATAGGTTGGAATCTGTATTTTACAAAGTTTGGATATTCAATACCATTTGGAATATATGGTAAATTGTAAACATCTTTTTCAATGATAAATCTACCTTGCCAAGGTTCAATGCCTAATTTTTCCAAAACATTAGTTTCTTCAATTTCTTGCCTAATTTGAATTAATTGTTCTTCTGTTGGAGTGTAAATAATAATCTCGCAAAATGGTTTATTTAAGATTATAGCATTCGAAATTACTTGCCAATAAACTTCTTTGAAATCCTTTTTAAAATTATCTAAAGTTATTTTTCCAGCATCCAATTTTAGAAGTGCCATTGATAATTGATAAAATTTTTTTGGCTCGAAACATTTTATCTCTACTGCTGTATCTGTTTTTGTAGCATCCTTTGAGCCACTCCAAAACTTATATCTAGGATGCACGTCTGTAATATTTGAACAAAGCGTATAGCTAATATCTAAATGAAATTTATTGCAGTAATACTCCATTATTTTGCCCCATGTTAAAGATTGAGAAACTGCACCTAAATCAATTGAACGCCCTAAACTCCTTTCAGCTCTTTTTTCTTCAATATATGTTAATGCAGGTGATCCAAATCCTTTTCCACTTTTGTCGCTTGTTGTAAGTTTCCAAATTTGACTACTTGTAAACCTACCTATTCTTTCTTTTACTTCTACCATGATTAATGTTTTGTTGGTTCACTTCCTGGAATATTAGGAAAATCATAATTTTCATCTTTTATAAAAGTTCCGTTTTCTGTTTTTCCTTTTCTGTTTTTAATTTCGTTCCATGCGATATTACAACATTCATTAAGGTCTAAATTCATAGAAACACAAATATCTTGTAGATAACTAATAGCATTGTCAATTTCATTCCACTTCAAAACATCATACAAAATAATTGATACTTTTTCCTCTACACTTGTAAATGATTTTGAATATCCTAAAAATTCAATTTCTACTCCAGTTTGCTTTGCTAAAATTACTAACACAACAAAAATATCTCCTATTGCATCTTTTTGCAGTTTAACATCATTTTTAAGAATAGCACTTGCAAGTTCTCCACACTCCTCAATAAGTTTTAATCTTTGTTTTGGTGCGTTTTCTTCAAACAATAAATTTCTATCTTTTGCCCATTGAATTATTAAAGGATGCAATTCTGTTAATTGTAAATTATTCATTTGTTTTAATTTTAGAGTTTAAAAATGTTTCTAACTTATCGTAAGAAGTAGCTTCTTTTGTGTCAATAATTCGTTTTGAGAAAGTTTTTTCTTCTTCTGTAAGGTTTTCTTCGGCTTTGGTGAAAAGTTCCGTTAAAAGCTCTAATTTATTAGTATTACTTTCTTCTGAATTTGAATTGTTCATTTCATCGTATGCTTTGGCACTTTCTCCACATAAAGCAAAATGATTTTTCAATTTACTTTTTTGTTCTTTGGTTAAAGAGCTCCATAATTGAGTCAATGCTTCTGTACCTTGTTCACAAATAAGCAATGCTTCAGATTTTAAACGTTCTATTTCTGGACTCTCTTTTTCTCCTTGGTCCAACCATTGACGTATTTTTTTACCCGTTTCAACTCCTAAATATCCAATTCCATTTCCAAATGACTCTTTTAAAAATGATGGTATTTTTAGAAACGTTTGTCTTTTACCCTCATCTAACATCAGTAAAGATGCTGTCATTTCAAACATAAAGTTTTTTTCACATATTGGTTGTATTCCTAAACTAACTGGCTTTGTAGGGTCTTTAAAGTCTGTTTTCTCTCTAGCACGAATACAGCAAATAATATCCATATTTGATTGCAAAAGAACATTCATAAATTGCTTGTGTTCTCTTTTTGCACCAATCCAATTTGCTACTCTCCTTTGACTTCCATCGGCTTTTGGTGCATTTGCAATATCATCACAACCTCCCTCTCCTTCCCATTCATGGGTAACTGAATCTATTACTAATACTTTTACTCCCGCTTCTTGAAATTCTTTTATTGCTTGTGCATATCTTGACGGACTAAATGGAGGATACAAATCCCCTATCATAAATTTTCCATCTAAAATATCAGCATACAAAGAACCTCTTTTGTTTTCAGTATCTAAAAATCCAATTTCAGATGCTTTGTTTACCATTCCACGTGCCATAAGTAAAGCCGTATATGTTTTACCGCTTCCACTTATTCCAGCAATTCCAATGACTGCTTTTGATTGACCGCTTTGAACGGGCCTAATATTAAGTACTGACATTATTTTATAAATTATTTAATTGAGTTAATAAAATAGATTTTAGTTGTTGAATTTGAGTGTTTGCAACATCAATAAAATCTTTTGATTCTTGGTTTTCAGTTTCCAAATGCAAATCAGCAAAATAAACTTCCAATGATTCTGAAATTATTTTTTTGTCATTTGCTAAACGTTTAACCCTTGCTTTGTTTTCTTTTTCAGCTTTCTTTTTAGCTTCTAAATTAGCCTTTTCAATTGCTTCATTTTCTGCTTTTTGTTTTTCTAATTAGTCTTTTGCTTCTTGAATAGAATTTTTAGTATCAGTTAAAATATTTTCAAAATCAATAACATCAGCATTATATACTTTGTCATGAGAAATTATCAAAACATCATTAGCATTTACAAAACCATTTATTACACCAGCATATGCCATTCCAATTTCAGAAAGTCTATTTTTACGAACTTCAAAAACCTTTTCTTTTTCTTCATGTTCCTTTAGCTCACGTACCAAACGTTGTATTTCTTGTTGTTCTTCAATAGCTTTCAACTTCGCATCAGATTCCTCTTTTTCCTTTCTTAAACGCTCATTTTCTAAACGCTCATTTTCTTTTATTGTTAAGTCAGAACATTTGTTGTCAAGTGATGTTTCAACTCTATTTTTAGCCAAAGTCAACAAATAATCAAATTCCTCAACATCCATTTCAGAATTAAATTTTTCATCTAAAACAACATTTGTTTCCTTAATTGTAGAAAACTGCATTTTTTGAATTATAGCATAACAATCACTCTCAAAAGTTTGAATCATTAAATCAATTTTATCAACTCTCTCTTTTTCTAAACGTTCTTTTTCTTTTCGCTTTTCTTCAATAACATTTTCCCACCTTGTAACTTCTTCTTGTTGTTTTGCTTCTGCTTGTGAAACAATTTCAATCAACTCATCATTTTTGCCTTTTACAAACTTTCTAACTAATGCAATTTTTGATGCAATTTCCTTATCTTGATTTTGCACCGTTGTTCTACCAGTACGTAAAGCGGTACGCCTTTTTTTACCCTCATCATAGGTTTTAGTATCTATAATCTCAACAAATGGGTTTTGTTCCACCAATTCGAACTGTGCCTTTTTTAACTCCTCAAATTGTGCCAGTTCAATTTGTGACACATCTAACTTTAATAAATCTAGTTTAGTACTCATAATTTCTTTTTATTTGTTTAATAAATCAATCCAATTTTTGTTACCTATTTCAATCTGTAAATCAATCCAATTTTCAGCTTTTACAGAATCCTCAAAGTAATACCCATCATTCCTTAATTCTGAAGCTTCAATCCATAATTCACAATGCCAAAATCCATTACTCTTAAAAATCCTTAATTGCTTTTCCATTCTTGTACGTCTTTAATGATTTGCTCCAAAGGAAAACCCGTTTGCTCATGTAATGTTAGCAAAAATCCTAGCATCTTATTGCCTTTTTTTGCCCAATTAGTCATGTTAGCTGCACTTACTCCAGTTTGTTCAGCTAATAGTTTTCTGCTTAACTTATGCCCTTTATTGGTATGCTCATAAAAATCTAAAGCACCCTTAAAATCGACAATAGCCTCTCTCTCTTTTTTAATCTGTTTTTCCATTATTTATATTTAAAGTTAATGTTCTGTTTTTATTTAGTTTTGTTTGGTATTGGCTCACGCCACATCAGAAAGCACCAATCCGTTATGTGCCATTTTAGGAACTACCATCCTTCCATATTTTTTCGATTCTTTGTCAATAATGAAATATGGCATTAGTTGTTTTCAATTAATGCTGCATCATAACAGAAAAATTTAGGAGTAAATTTTCCATCAAAATAATCTCCAGTCCAATTTTCTTCTTTTCCAATTGATAATGCGTGATTTTCGTCAGTTGCTAAAGCTCTTTTGCTTGTAAAATAAAATCCATTTGCAAAAATTGTAGCGTTTTCTTTTTCAGTTTCAAAATAAAATCCTTGTTTAATAGTTGTCATAATTTCTTTTTATTTGTTGGTGTAAAATTACAAATATATTTTAATTATACAAATATATTTTAATTTATTTTTAAAATATTTTTTAATTATAAAAAAAAACCCTGCCATAACAGCAGGGTAAAAAGAAAAAAATAGGTTTAATTAGCGACAATCAAACTTACACTCTTTAATTCGTTTTAATTGTTTCATTTTTGGCACTTGAAATGTCAATTGTAATTGGTGCAGGAACATAAGAACCACCAAGCAAACCAATAGCCGTTGCAATCTTACCATTTTCAGTATTGATTGAAGATGCTAAAGCGTTTAATACTGTTTGTAATTCATTATACTTGACTACAAAATTTGTGTTTCCGTTTAACTCAATAACTCCATCTTTTTTGCAATAAACAAAAGCTTTTAAAATACCGTCACTATCCAAAGAATAAATACGGCTTTCTCCTGCTTCTGCTATTTGGTTTTTATTAATGTATCCTATAATTACACTTTCAGCATCGTTTGAAGTATTACTATAAATAGCGGTCATATCTTTTAAAGGTGAACCATCAAAACCAAAAGGCATACTTTCTGTTGCAGTTTTAACTCCGAATTGTTCTACTTTAAAAGTCCTTTTTAATCCTTCTAAAATTGACTCTTTTACTTTTGCAAATGTTATCATAAATCAAATATTTTTTTTGGTACTTTACTAGTGTATGTTTCTGGTAAAACTAACGTTAAATTAGTTGTTTGCTTACTCACGTCAATATCAAAGTCAATACTAGAAACCATGAATTTAACTTTACTATAAATGTATATTTCTGGGTTTTCAATCTCAATTATATCTCCTGGCAAAATATCATCCAACAACTTACTTAAACTAACTTTTACACTTATTGCTTTTAGTTCACTTGCCAATTCATTATCAGCAGCATTCTTTGTATCTGTATCCTCTCCACTACTTAAAACCTTTGTTGTTGGTCTAAATATTGGAATTAATGGATTTTGAATGCTGTCTTGTGTACTTACTCCTGCATTATCGCTACTTGGTTGCCTTACAACTGAAATTAAACTATGTAATCCTTGACCGTCAACACTCAAACTCATTTGTAAACCATTTGACTTATTAAAAGAGTATTTGGGTGATTTTTCTGCGTTTGGTTTAAACAAAACTACTCTACCTTTATTATCATGGCTTAAAATAACGTTTCTTTGGCTTGTAAGCTTGTTTAAATAACTTTTGATAGTATCAGTCGGACTAGCAACAGACTTTTTGTAAATCCTATTTGCATCATTTCCTACACTTGAATCAATCACAACCTTAATACCAAACAAACCGCATAATCTCTCTGAAATATCTTTTAAACTTCTATTTGTGCTTTCTAAAGGGTAATTCTTAACTGGTGTTGTACAATCTTCTAAAATTCCAGCCAATGAATAACCACTAACATTCACTAAATTAGGATTAGAATCTGAATTAAAAGAGTGATTAATAATTGTACCCGTAAAAATCAATACATCAGCATCATTAAATATTTCTACTTTTTGATAACTCAAAGGTTTAAACAGTTTTTTATGATTTTCATTTTCTGAATTAAATCGAGCCACAAATGAGAAAGTTGAAGCAATGCTATCCAATGATAAACTAATCTTCAAACTATTAAAAAACAAATATTGGTTACCGTTTATTTTAATTCTCATTACACGTAGTATTTGATTAATCTATCTTTTTTTACATTAAACAATTCATTCATTTTGATATTGTTTATTTGTCTAAACTTATCAATGTTTTCATCACTTGCATCTAGTCCTAAATACTTATGAGTAAGTAATATCAAATTAGTATCTTTTGTTGTGTAAACTAGCCTTTCTTGTTTAGCATTAAAAGCTAAATTATAAAGATTTCCAATAGTAAACATCACAATATTATAAACATCATTTTGAAGTCCTGCATCTGGTTGATATGTATTTCCAACATCATAAATAGATACCGAGGCATTATCTAAAATAAGTAAATATTGAGCGTAAATGATTAAAATTTCATTTACAACCTGCTCAACTTCATTTCTAATTTCAAAATCTGTTTCTTGATAGTTTACCGAAGCATTACATAAATTAGAAATACACAATCCCGCTTGACTTTCAAAAAATAATTTATCTGCAATAGTCTGTAATTCTTTTACTAAATTCTCAAAAGCGTTTACATAATTTTTTACTTTAACTAATACGGGTAAATCAACACCACTAGGAAAATTTAATAACTCGTTTGTTTTTTCAATTGCATTTGAAGCATTATTTAATAAATCATCGGTTGCCTTTTGAGCGGATCCAAAAATAATTTGATAATCTGCAAAATCATCATTTTCCAAAGAAGTATCAAAAGCCGAATTAGTTAAAATATTAGCGTCTTTATTTTTTGTAATATCTTCACTTTGTAATACATTTTCGCTACTCGAATAACTTGTAACTGCACTTTGTGAAACTAAATTCCTTTTGCTTAAAACCTCATCTTTTACAGATACATCAGAAATTGGATAGTCATCCGTTATACTCTCCCAAAAATCAACAGTAATTTCAGTAACATTGTAGTTATTATCGTTTCTTTTTAGTGATAACGGTTGCCCTTTTATTGTTCCGTAAAAAGGATGCGTTATTTCCCAAGCCCTTGAATCATCAGCTGAATTTTCAAACTCGTTTGATTGTGTAATACAGTCATCGCCTTGAAAATAAAATGTCAACGGGTATTTATTTCCTTTTGGTTTTTTACGGTCAACAAAAGTACCAGAAACATCAATAAAATCAAAAGCACTTGAATTGTAGTCTTTTGATTTTTCGCTATCTTTCCATAATGGAAAATACTCTTTTCCGTCGCCTGTTTTTATTGAAAACTTTATGTTTTCTAAATCATCTTTCCATCCCATTATTTTAAATATTTTTTGAATTGAAATTCTGCTTGTTTTTTATAAATATCATCTAATCTTTTAGATGCCATTATTGCACTTGGTCTTATAAAAGGTTTTGCTTGCAACCTTGTTTTATCGGTTTGTCTAACATTATAAATTGGATTTAGTTTCTTGTTTTTTACTTCAAATATAGTTCCTTTTGCACCCTTTTTTATCATTATGTACTTACTCCCTTTTACCCTTTTATTTGGACGTCCAACGTTCCCAATACTAGAAAAATAATTTTGCTTTTTAATCTTCTTTTTTGAACTACTTGAAATCCTACCTTTGTCGTGTGCAATTAATCTACGACCAGAAATAACACCGCCCGTTTCTTGTTTTTCTAATCCTTGTGATAATTTAGGATTTGTAGTTCCATCAATACCAACTCGAGAAACCATTTGATTAACATTGAATCCAGTTGCCTTTTCTACAACTGTAAATCTTTTAAAAAGGTTTTTTTGTCTAATGGTAAAAGTATCATCTGTTTTCTTTTGAATTAATGTTTTAGATGTAAAAGCAACCTCATTCAAAGTATTTCTAACGGCACTTGGAAAAGCCGATTTATGCAACTTTTCCAATTTAGCCGATAAAGCAATACTAGCATCTGTATTTACATCTAATTTCATAGTTTAACCTATTATAAAGTCCATTTTTTCGCAACCTCTCCAGAAGTAAAATAATAGTTTCCATTCAAAGCGAAAATATTACCAATTACACCGTTATAATTTCCTAAATCTGTTACAGTTCCACCCGTTAAAGAATACTTCTTAAAAGAACCACCAATTAAGCTATATAAATCTGTATTTTTTATTACAACATTTGTAGTCTTAATAAATCCAGATTCTAAACTCACTAAACTTGTGTACAGTAATTGATTTAAAAACTCATCAAAAGAATATAATTCCAACTCATAATCATTTACTGTTGAACCTCCTGTATTTGTAACATAAACCGTTTGACCATCACAATAAAAATAAGGATTAAAATCACTGCCTACTGGAATAGAACCACCAACAACACTAACCAAAGCTGCAGTACCAAAATCATTAATTGGAAAAGAGTAAAATTTATAAGTTATGTTTGTTGGGTCATAAACTACGCACAATACTTTACCTTTAATTACAAACATTTCATTTACAATTAATGCCCCATCACCAGCCAAAACACGAATAACATTTTCTAAATATCCAATGCTAGGATAGTCAGTTAAAATGTTGCCGTTTTCTTGATAATAAACATCAGCACTATCATTGAATGACAAAGGCTGTCCCATAACAGTAAAAACTTCATTCATCGTGTTTAATAACGTCAAAGAATAAACTCTTACAGTTCCACTATCAATAACTACAATAACCTCATCACTTGCGTTAAATCCTGTTTGACTTGTAAAATTGTAAGTTGTGCCACCAATTCCAACAAAAGTATAAACTATACCACTAACATAGTTGTCGGTTGGTCTAGCAAAAAACACATATTTGTTTGGCAAAATATCCAAATCAAAAGGAACGCTCCATTGACTTGATGTAAGCGTCAAAACCTGCTCAATATCATTGTAGCCATTAGCAAATTTCTTTAAAGCATCTATTAATTGATATTGAGTTTCATCATTATCTTCTGTGTCTGTTGGACTTGTTTTTGTTAATGATAATAGTTTATATATATTCATTAAAACATCACCATATATTTCACGAACTACTGGAGTGCCATCCAAAACATCAGTTTCATTTTGAATATTTGCACCAAATGGATATTTTATATCCTCATCCTTTACAATTGCTTGATTTCCTAAAACTTTCATCTTTTTTTAAATTTTATAATTGAACTACGTCAAAATGCATTTTAATATTTCCAGTTGATCCACTTGACTCTCGTATTCCTACATCAAATTGAGTTGTTGATATTGGCTGGAAAAGAGGACTTAAAATCCTTGAATCATTATCAAATCCGCCTTGACTTTGAATATCTGTTTTAACCTTGTAATTAGTGTTTGTCATTGCGTTTGACATCGTACATCTAAATACAGTTAATCCCGCACTATTAAAAGTAACAGTTGCTGCTGAAATATTACCACCAACCGACAAAGAAGCTGAAATAGTCATATTACCAACATCTATACCACTTGCAAAACCTATATTTTTAATTGGACTTGCACCAATTCCATCAATAATTGCTTTATCCTCTAAACTCAATAATCCATTTTGTGATGGAGTAGCCAAATAATCATCACTATCAACACCATTTACACGCCTTGCAAAAACTGTTTTATTTGTTAATGGAGTAGTTGCAACAGTATCAACTGTACCTACGTTTTCTTGTGTTTGATTAGCTTTTTTTAAATACAAAAACTCTGAAACTGATAAATCTAAATTTACCAAATCAACTAATCTAACTATTGTTACAGTAGATGCATTTTTGATTAATCTTACATACTCATTCGCCTTGAAATCCCCAACAAAAGAAACTACAAATTGACTATTATCACTTCCTTTTATTTCAGTTTCAGTTGATTTGTCAATCATAACTTTACAAACAATTTGCTCGTTTGTAAGCATAGAACTAAGTTTTACGGGAACATTTAAAACTCCAGACGTACTAGTAATACTCAATACAAAGTCATTTTTAGAAGCCAATGCTCTAACCGCTTCAATTGTTTGGTATCCATTCGCCTCGCTATCTGGAAGTCCATTATGTGTAATTCCATAAAGTCGCATAATCTTATCAAAAAACTCATGAATATCGCCCTTTGTTTGCTCATTTACAGCAGTACCATTTCCAGAACCATCATTGTTTTTTATTCTCCCATCTGGGAAGTTAATCGGATCCGAATTATCTATATTCGGCTGTAATAATTTATTTCTCATGTCTTATATTTTAAACAAAATTAATGAAAATGAACGCAACACAGTGTGCTGGTTTTAATTTTAATACTAATTCTTTAAATTCTACCATTCTATTTGATGGCACATTTGCAACTTCTCCCAAATTCTCACCACCTATAAAAAATGTGGCCCAAAGATTATCAATTCCTACTGTATAATTTTCGTTAATATAAGGATAGTTTGCAATAACATCAAAATTCAAACTTCCATGTTGTGTACCAATTCCATGCTGAACATTATTTGAATGTTGTGTACTACCCAAACTCAATGCTACAATATCCGCAGGTGTTTTATATGGAATTGTATTCTCGTGTACATAAACATCGAATCCAGCTAACTGTAACTGGCTTTGTATGAAACTCGGATGTTGTCTAGCCTTAATATTGCTAGGATATGCCATTTTTCTTAAAATAGCTTGTTTTCTTTGTTCTAATGGTACATTTAAATTTGTCGTTAGTCCAAGTCGATATTCCCATAAAGATGCATCATTTGACTCAAAATTGTTGCTATTTGGATTTGTTCCGTCAATAGTCAATTTACCATCTTCAACAACACGAATAAAACTTCTATTTATAGCTTGATGCAATAAATTAAAAGTTCCGTTTTTCTTCATGTAAAAAGCCCTACCAGTTGGATATAATTTAGTAATTAAATCATCAAATATAACCGACAAACTATCACTCTTTGCAGGGTATCTGTGAGGCGTTCTAATTCCATGCGGTGTGCCTAATCCATGCATGGTGCTTTTTTCCGTTACTTCATACATATTTTTTAAATTAAAAAGTTACATTTCTCAAATATGGAATATTACCCAAAGTAAATACATACGATAATTCAGTGACTCCATCAACTTGCATCACAAATCCCGTAAAGAAATTTGCACTCTCTAAAACATCAGTCGAAACACTTTGAAGCCTCGCACTATACAAAATATCATTCTTATTTCGTGCCAAATCAGCACCAGAAATATAAGGTCTAATATCTCTTAAATGTGCTTTCATATTGTTAATAATTGCGTTTTGTACTGAAATTGAACTATCATTTAATCCCGTTATTTGCACATCAACTGGAATAGTTGTAATTGCTAAAGTTTCAACATTCGCTTGTATTGGTCGCCTGCCTCTTTCATTTAATGGCTTTGTATCGTCTGGGTCGAACTCTATAACTTCCAAAACATCATCCAATAATTGACTGCTTGGTGTTCCGTTTCCATCTGTACTATCATCAACAGTAGCCTCAACATAAACATCAACAGTACCAGCTTCTCCATCTCTAACATAAGGATAAACTTTTCGTACTCCTTGAGCATCAGCTGACCACAAACGATAATCTGTTTTTGCTCCTCCTTGTGGCTCTAACTGAATTGCGTCTAAAATTAACTGTCTATAAACTTCAATATTTTCAGATGCTTTTGGTTGTTCTAAAATAGTAGTAATTGTAACTACGTTTTCAACTCCCAATACTGGCTCTGTGATTGTCAATTCATCATCAATATTTAAATCATAGTCAAAACCGCCTTTTATTGAACGTATTTCAATTATATTGGACGTTCCTGTTAAAGTGTATTCTGAATCTAAAACAAATACTTGACCTGGATTTTTAGAATCTTCATTTGATTTAAAAGTAAGTCCAGCACGTAAAACAGAACCCGCAACTCCAATTACTTCGGCTTCAAATATTCCAATTGTAGCAGGATTTGGATATCTACCTAAATAAATTAATCCTAATTGTTCTAAAGTACCACCATTTTCAGCAGTATCGGCTGTATCTGGAAAAATATTGTTTTGAACATCTGACAAATAAAGATAAACCAGCTTGAATTGAGCAGCTAAAACCGTATCAAACGCATTTAAAACTGTTTTTAAGTCTGTGCTACTCAAATTTAATTTACTCTTTAAATCGTTTGCCAAAGCATCTTGTAATTCTTGTATAGTTGGTATTGCTCTCATTAAATTACTTTATTAATTATTAATTCTTTTTTTGCGTTGTCATAAACTAATTGTAAAACTCTTTCTTGTTGGTTCGTTTTCTCTGAAAATTTAATCTCAATTACTACGTTATTTGTTCCATCAAAATAAACATTTTCAGTAAAATTTATAACATTTTTTAGATAGGCTAAATCGTTTTTTACAGCTTGTTCAATTGCTAATCGACCTGCACTATTTAAAACAACGCTATCCAAAACTCTTTCAGTTGTAGAGTTAAGTTGTTGGTTTTTACTTGTAGGCCAAATCAAACTATTGGCCCAATAATCACTCCTTAACTCTCCATCAATTTCATTGCCCGTTGTAACTGCTTCATAATTTCCACCAAACAAAGCTAAATAAAATTGATTATAAAGCACTTCGGTCAACTGTATATCATCTTTTGACAAATACAATTGACCTCCGTCACCATTTTCAAATAAAAGTATATCTTTTGTGTTCATAATTAAAATCCTCCTTGTGTTGTTGTTACTTTTGGTGTAATTCCACCACCTCCAAAATCAGAAGTCACATTTCCTACATTGTTATTTCGGTCATTGATGTTAATTCCAATATTTCCATTAACTCCTATGTTTTGCATGTTTTCCGTTTGTTTTTGCTCTGGCGCAGGGATTAAATCCAAACTCTGTCTAATTTCGCCTATTTTAGTAGCTCCTGCACTTGCCAAATCACCAAGTCCAGGTATATTAGACAATAACTCTAAAAGTTGCTGTATTGGCATTAAAATAGCATCTAGTATAACGACTCCTATTCTTTTAATCCCTCCAATTATTCCATCAGATTGAAAAGCTTTTACTATACTATCCCAATGAGTTCTAAAAGACTGAATTAAAGAAATAATCAATCCTAATGGTCCTAAAAATATACTTAATGCAGCACCCCATTCATTCCATTTTGCAATAATTAATGCTACAAATCCAATTAATGCTACAACACCTGCAATTATTAATCCTATTGGGTTTGCATACATTGCAGCATTCCATAGCCATTGAGCCACAGTAACCGCTTTTGTAATTGCTGAAAAAGCACCTAAAATTCCATTATAAGCAATTATACCGTATTTTGCGATTGATGTTACTATTGTAAAACCTTTTATAATTCCACTCAAAGCTAATAATCCAATACCAACATAAGCAATAGTTTTTGTTAATTTTGGGTTTTTACTTATCCATTCAGTAATTCCAGTTATAATTGGAGTAATAACATCTATTAAGGTTGATAGTATCGGAGCTACTTGTGTTCCTATCGTAATACTCAGAGCCGCCATATTGTTTTCAGCTAATTGTGTTCTACTAGCAGTCGTATCAAGTTGTTTTGTAAATGCACCAGTTAAGGCATCAGTTCCGCTTTGCATATCATTTAAAGTAGCCACATAAGCCTCATTATTTGCTCCCAATAAACCAGTCACAGCAGAACTAGCCTCAACGCTGGACCATGCTTTTGCTAAATTAATACCCATTGATTTACCCGCCTTATTTACAGCATCAAATGCACCAACCAGACTACCCTCTTTTGCGATTAATTCCTTTTCACTTGTAACCCCTAATTTCTTGAAAATTTTAGTCATTTCAGCAGTAGGCTTTTGAAGTGCAACAATTGACGCTTTTATTTGATTTTGTGCCTGACTTGCAGGAGCACCAGTTACAGTTAATGCAGCAGTCGCAGCTTGAAAATCAGCTAATTTCACCCCTGCACTTTGAATAACGGCTGCATTTGCTCCAAATGCTTGTGATAAATCAGCCATATTCGTTTTACCCGCTTTTACTGTCTTAAATAGTAAATTAGCTATCTCATCTGAACTTAATCCCTCACTTGCAAAAGCATTCATTGCAGACGTTAAATATTGGTCGCTTCACTAGTAGTGGATAAACCAGCCTTTGCTAATTTTGCAGAAGTTTCTAACGCATTCATGGCATCTTTTGCAGGAATACCAGCAGAACGAATATCATATAAAGAACTCGTCAACTCCTCAATTGGAACTGGTAATGTTTTTGAAAGTTTTAATACCTCTTTACCCATTTTATCCATATCCTCCGTACTAGTATCAATCAATGTACTAACATTTGACATTGACTTTTCAAATCCACTCGCACTATTTATGGCTAATCCAAAACCTCCAACAATAGCACCACCAGCAATAGCCATATTACCCGCTATTTTATTGGCTTTTTTATTAAAACGGTCGATAGCCGCAACACTTGTATTACTGAATTTGTCAACTCCTCCAGTCATTTTGCTTACAACACTACTAAATTTATCTATTGCAGTAAATACCGTAGGTATTCTCATTGTTGTTGCCATATTATTTTTTCTTTTTTAATTAAAAAACCCTTAAAAGCTACTAAAACTTTTAAGGGTTAATAACTTACCTTTTTTTATTCATACTTTCAGATATTTCCTTTGCTTCATAATACCAAAACATCAATCCCTCAAAGTCTAAATCATCACAATATAATTTCTTGAATTCTTGTGGTGACCATTTGTAATACCTATTGACGCTTTTTATAACAATGTTGTAAAACTGTTTTAAATTTCCGTTTTCTGGTATTGGCCACCTTACATAAAAACTGTTGAAATTTGTTGAATAACTGTGTAATCAAACTTACCAAACTTATTTAAATATGCTGGTGTTGCTAAATTTGCCAAGTGTGCTATACATTTTTGCATATACTCCATTGAATCCTTTTGAACATTTAACCCCTTTGACAAAGCAATATGATCCTTTGGAAAAATACGAGTTTTAAAACTAACCTCACTCATTGTCACATCTTTATTATCATTTAACAAAGGTGTTTTTAATGTGTAAATTGGCTCATAATCGCTATTGAATTTCAGCAACCCACTTTGTAACGCAATTAAAGCAATATTTAACTCATCTTTTACCTCGTTTTCCTCCTTTTCAATCAATGAATGATGATTGTAAAATGCAGTCAATTCTTGAATTGCAAGTTCTTCGCTAATAATGTTTTTTTCTTCTTTTTTCATTGTGTATTAAATTAAATTTTCTCTAAAATACCACTTCCACTAACCTTTAAGGTCATTTGTGCTGTATTAGTATCTGGTTGTAAATCCCCAACTACCATTCCAGTTCCTTTCCATATCGTACCAGAAACATGCGTAAAAGTCCAAACCCCCTCATCTGGATGACCTGCTAATTTTGGTAAATTATCAAACTCATTACCACTTATTGGATCAACTGCGACTGGTCCTTCTGCACTCCAACGAACTCTATTTTTTTGATAAATAGCCGTTCCCTGTCCTGTGATTTGACTAGCGTCGTCATTTACTCTTAATCCTCCAGAATCTAAAGTAAAACTTTCATTTGCTTTTGGTGCAAATCTAAACTCTCCCAATGTATGCTGACATACAATTTCAAGAATATCACCTCCTATATAATTTGCCATTTTTTATAATGTTTTTTAATTATTAAAATCCTGCCTCTACATCAGTACTCTCAATCCTAGCAATTCCAGTTCTTTTGTATCTAAAGAAAGTTTCAAATCTATTCGGATTTGTAGCACTAATTTGAACCAACAAACTATCCTTACTAAAATTAGGGTCGTTAATCAAGGCTTTTTCAGCTAAACTGTTAAATAAATCAATTACAACTGCTTTCCATTCTTTTGGCTTTATAGCACCAGAAACCGTTACAATTTGACTGTCTGAAACCAAAGTTTTATCTTTTAGTCTTAACGTTTCCAATGTTCTATAAGCATCTGAAACATTCCAATCTAAATTCAAGTTTCTTGCATAAGAATATTGTAAAGGAACTTCACCGTCTGGATGATAAGTTGTAACCAAATCTTGAATTTTGTAAGCTCCATTTTCTAGCATTACAGTTGAACAACCATTTTTAACTAATAAATCACGATTGTTATAGTCTGCCATATCACCAATATTCCCACTTGTAGGAATTGGCATATCTGGATAAGCTTTGTTATTTACGTCCAAATGAGGCGAATCCTGCATTATTCTAGCAAATAAGGCTACAACATTGGCAACCGCTTCATAAGTGAATCCTAACGAAGCAGGAGCAGGACAAAGTACATTTGTAACTTGTGAAACTCTTGAAGCATTATCTGTTATTGTAATTAAGTCATCTTTATCACTTAAAACACTTCCAAAGAAAGCCATAAAAGGCTTAAATAATAACCCTGCATATCTACCCGTTGGATTTTCAGCATCTGGGACACCATTAAAAGCCTCAAAAGCACTTAATTGAGCAGATCCGTAAGGATTTGTTACAATTGTGTACCAGTCATCACCAAATTGACTAAATGAATCAGCTAAATCAACTGCACCCGCTCCATCTGTTGAATCTGTTTGCGAGTAACTCATTCCTGCTGACACACTTCCAAAGTCAACTGATATTGTTATTTCAGCACTTGTAGCACCTTCCCATTTAGAAGTAAATGTAATAACACCCGCTGTATTATCAGCACTTACTGGACTTCCTAAAACACCATATACAGCATCTTTAATCTTACCAGCTACAACTGTTGCAGTATCTCCAGTAACTACTGAAAATGAATAATTCTGAAAATCAATTCCAGTTCTACCATTGACAACTAATGTATGAGTTGCGTTTGCTGTTGCTGTTCCTGTAACAGTCCATTCTCTCGTGGTTGATGTTGCTCCTTCATCTGAAACTTGAGGAAATACAATCGTTGGAATACCACCAACACCATCACCACTAATAGGGCGTAAAATTCTCATCTGTGCATGAATCGGAGAACCATATCCATATAATTCAGCAGCCTCTTGTGCAGACGTAACCTCTCTTTTTGTTACAGTTAATCCAGATTGATTGGCTGTGTTAGCCTCTCCGAATACTGCAATAATTTGAGGTAAATTTTGAGTTTCATTTGAGAAAAAACCCTTTTTTATTTTGTAACCGCTAACTCGAGATATTCTCTCTAATCCTACGGCTGTCGAAATTGTTGCCATAATTTTATTATGTATTAAAAATTAGTTTTTGTCCTTTATCCGTATCGGATAATTTTATTTGAGTATCATTACCAGTAAATTCTAAAACGTTATCCATTTCTTGATTTTCCATTATTCTAACTGAAAGTGTAATTCTTGCCATTCTTATAAATGCACTATCTTGATTACTTTCATTTGCATCAAAAGCAATTCCAGTTACATAAACCCCACCAATTAAACCAAATCCAGTATCTAAAGTTTTATATTTTACACATGATAAAATGTATTTGCAAAAGCCTACATATAAATTTAGTTTGTTTCGTGAACCTAAATCACCGCTTAAATCAGCAGTTTCGAAAGAACGTCCATAAACATCTACGTAATACGTTGTATTTCCTTGTGAATCTCTTTGTGTGAACTCCGAATAGGAAATATTATTACAACTTACATTAACCATTAAATCCTCACTTTTGTCGTAAGGATTTGTTCTTTCTAAAAATACACCTAAATCATCCGTTAATGATTGTATGTTAATTTGATTTGTCAATTCTAAAAGCAAAATTGAAGCTATCTTTTGACCTACTAAATCAAACCCTTGAATCGGTATTACTTCGTTTATTAATGCCATTTATTTATTATTTAAAATCACTTAAAATACAAACTATTAATCCTAATGTTTCATCTGGGAATGTTTCTCGAATTATGTAGGTTCTAATATTACCCGTTGAATCTGGATAAGAAACTTTATGATTTAAAAGACTTACTTCGTTATTTGAATTTCTAACTGGATATGAATTTTCAACTAAAATATTCTCATCAAAAGAAATATGAACATTTTTACTATTTATTGGTAAACCATCAGAATCAAAATTTATAAAATGCTTTGAAGCGTATCCAGTCATTGCAAGTGTATTAACACCATTTGGAGTGGTTATGGTTATATTAACCTCGAATCCTCCACTCGTTAAATATCGCTTTGAATCTCGCCTTGCTAAATCTAAAATACGCCCCATTACACTT